TCATAGGCATAAGCATAGGCTAGCCTCTCCTTTTGCATAATATCACTGATAATGGCTTCCTTGTTTATCTTTACTACTACTCCTTTCTTAGAATAGATGTAAGCCTCAACAGCTTGACACATCATTTCAATCCTTTGCACTAGTGATGATGTTCACTTTGATTTCAGAGATGTCCTTACCATTGGTAGTGATGTCTGATTTCTCAGTTAGGTTGTTTAGTCTCTGAGTGATGGATGGATTGTATTGACCAACCATGCCGCCATTAATTTGGTCCTGGCGAATCTCTCTCCTTATATGCGTACAGACAACCTTATATTCTGAATATCTATCTCCTGAGTTATCAAAATAGTTATGGATATCACCATACTCTTTAAATGCCCATACCTCAAATCCATCTAATGTCAAAGGTACTTCTAAAGGTATAGCTACTATCTCTCCTGTCTTATTAGATAAGCTGTAAGAATGTCTAGGATTGTCCTTAACTTTCTTTTTATATATAGCCCAAAGCTCCATCATTTGCTCAGGGGATTCTAGTGTTCTCGGTCTACCTGCCATTGTCTATTTGTTTTAGTTTTCTACCTGCCCATTCTACTCCAGCATCACCTCCCCAAGCTAGCCACATCAATCTGCCACATCCATCTCCTAGCTCTTTATTAGAGTTCTGTCTTTGTCTTTCAAAGGATGCCATTCTAGCTATAGTATCTCTAGTGATAGGCTCTCTATTAGCTAACTGATTAGCTCTAGCTTTACCTACAGGAGTACCACATGATCCCCATCCATTCTCTTCTGCCCATCTTAGTGCTATCTTAGCATTCTCAGTAGCCTCTTGAGGATAGTCAGTATATGAATCAGCAAAGGATTCTCTATATTTCTGTAGTAGGTCCATTATCCTTGTCTTGTATAAAGTTTCTTATAATTTTTACTTGACTTCAGCTTAGAGGTCTTACTCTTAGCATGAATACCTGGTCTCTTTACCTTAGGCTTTCTGCAGAATGATATGCTACTCTGCTTCTGTGCCATCTTCTGTATCTTCTACTACAGGCTTAGGCTCAGGTATTGGTCCTTTGACTGCTTTATACTTCATTACTTTAGGCTCAGATACTGTTGGCTCTTCAAACATATAGCCTAGACCTATAGACTCACAAAAAGTATAATTCTCAGTTGAGACATTTACATTATTACCTTTGTGAGATACTTTTACTCCAATAAATTCATCTTTAATTTTCATCTCTTAGTTGTTTTAAATCGTTTTTAATCTCTTGTATCCAATAGTGAGCAGATGTAACAGGTATTTTAAAATATTCTGCCATTGCTCTAGCTGTACTGTATCCTTTGTCAAAATAAGTCTGAAACACTATCAGCTTAATTCTATCTGTTATCCTCCCTCTATATGTCTCTATCACTGCCATGTTGTTCTGATACTGCATATCATCTCTAATCTTATCCCATAAATCCGTATCATCATCCATCACTATCGGCATAGTACTATCTGTAGCTGTCACTCTCTCTTGCCTATTAGTTAGTGATGTAGACCATAGTATTTGCATCTTAATAGTATTCAATAGATATGCTTTCACCTTACCAGGATCAGTCACCTCTATATCTATATTACATAAATAAATAAAAGAGTTATTTATTACAGCATCAGCAGATATTGTAGACTTCATTCTTACTAGAAAATAGTTAGTATATTTCCTTATCTCTTTATAGTGAGCTGATATGTAATTGTCAAGTATAGGTCTCATACCATTGCTTGAAATCCTTAAGCCATATCTTTCTCCTCACACTACCACAAAAGCATTCTTTGTCAGGAGTTCCTGTAAGTCTTACTTTAATAGGCTTGAGTTTTAATAGATGAATCTTATAAGACTGTTCTTTCTCAGCTAAACTGAATACCTGTTGTATTATTACTTGCTCAGCTTCTGTAAACATTCCTGTAGTATAAACGACAATAGTGCCACAATAGTTGCCTGAACAAAGGACCAGGTACATATTAATGTTAGCCAAAAAGATACACATTTAATACAGGTAGCAGATGAGTGCAGATACATTGCTAGAATGCTAGGCTTAAATTTCCTAAAGATTGAGTCAATCAGTAGCTGTAATGGCTCAAAGTTTACTAGAAACCATGATATTGCAATGTAGGTTATTATGCTCATTAGGCAAAAATAACAAAGGCAGCCATAAGACTGCCATAAAGTTATTAATTATTTAGATAATTTTTCCACCATTTGAGATAGAACTGCTCATTGACAGCCTTACCATTAGTGAATCTCCAAATGGAGCAGTAAGAGACTCCGATATCCTCAGCATAATGACTGAGCTTATATCTTTGGGTGAGCTTAGACTTGGTCTCTTTAATCATAAAGTCCTTAAGGCTCTGCCCTTTAGAAAGGGAGATCATCTGCAGGATTATCAGGTACATGAGCAGGAGCTACTGCAGCTGCAGTCAATACTTCTATCTTCCATAACTCTAAAGAGTTGAAATGTTTATCCTGCCATTCTCTACCTCTCAGATTAAATGATGCCTCCACCTCTTCTCCTACTCTACAGCCATCTAGTAGAGCTGTCTTATCTCCTGTAGCTTGCAAGCTGATGTGCTGAGGATATTTGCCATCCTCTACTGTTATTACTAGCTCTCTCTTTGAGAACTTCTCAGTCACCTGTACGGTATCACCTATCACTTTGATAAGTCCTTTTACTTTGTACTCATTCATATTATTATAGTTATTAATTTATATACTCCGATAAGTGCAAATCCATAGACTACTAAAGTCAGTATGATTGCCATTGTTTTTTCTTTCATAATACTTTAGTAGGGAATGGATTAGGATTGTACTCACCATACTGCAGTAGTGCTAACTGTTCTGCATACTCCTGAGCTTTCTTAGCTGCAAATTTACAGCTGATACCAGGATTGTTTTGAATTAGTGCTTGCATAGCTGCTATCATGGCAGCCTCATAGAATTTATCTCTCATCTTATTTATTATTTAATTGATTAATATACTTAACATAGTACTCAGTGCAGTAATGCAGCCTTACCTTAATCTCCTCCTCAAGCTCCAGGTCTCTCTCAAATAGTAGAGTAGTGATTCTCTTCTCAGGAGCTATGTGATCTACCTGATGCAGTGATAAGTTCTCCCATTCGTTGAGTAGAGATGGGTGAGTAGAGACCATGCAATAGCATAGACTAGCATAGTTCTTATCATATAACATCATGTAAGCTCTTAACTGCCACTCATAATCTTTATTTACACCCTCTTCTGAGGTAGCAGGGAACGTCTCTAAGGACCATGATGTCTTAATGTCTATGATTTGGTCATTAAGAACTATATCAGCCTCTCCTGTGAGCCATTCGTTGTTTAGTCTCTCAGTGTTCTTAGAGTAGTTGCTAAACATTACCGAGTTGAATAGAGCAATAGAATCATTCTCCTGCAGATTACCCTTATTAATATACTTATTATTCAGCTCTACATTATAACCATAGAAATCTTGCTTAGCTAGACCTCTGATGTAGCTCTTAGTAGTTTCAGATAGCACCTCAGACTTAGTCCGAGATGCTGTCATTAATTTTCCGAGTGAAGATGGATGCCATTTCATAGTAGCATAAGTGCTTTAGTTTGTAAATCTGTAAGCTCAAAGGTCTCTCTTAGCTTAGGGATAGTAAACTTACCATCTTGAATAGATACTAATGCCTCCTCAAATCTTTCTTTAGATAGTCCAGGCTTAGCTGCCTTAACAGGTACACTAGCCATGTTAGCATCATCATCAACAGATTGAAGCGAGCAAAGGCTGACCAATGTGTACCTGCGGTAGTAGGTCAAACATGATCCCATTTGCTGAGGATTAAGTCCAGCAGGTAGTTCCATGCATGACTCTATTAACTCATTAGAATCTATGCAAATAATCTGAGTACATACTGAATTGCCTTGAATAGGCTGCAGTAATAGTAAATCATTCTCTAATAAGATAGGCTCTACTGCCTCAATGATTGCATTGATGTCACTGTATGACTTTTTAAAGTGTGGATTGGTAGCATTCTTAGCTACTTTGCCGATTGACTGCTTAGCCTTGTGTAGCTTTTGGTGCAGAGTTAGTACAGGTGCTGGTACTACAGCTTTTGTTTTTGTTTCCATAATAAAGTTTTAAATTTCAGTAAAGGTAATCAATTAATTCATATCTGCAAGGAATTTTAAATAAAATATCATAAATTCATCAAAATTTCTTGCAATAAAGTATGTACCCCCTGCAGCTTCTACTGATTCCTGATACCTCTTCTGCACTTCTGACTGCTTATCCTTACCATATTTCACCTCAATCTTAACTGATCTACCTCTAATGGTAGCAGAAATATCTGCAGATCCTTTAGTACCTGTGCTAGGAGTATAAGTGCCTTTCAGCTGTCTAGTATTCTCACCTACCTGTATCTTCTTACCCTCTCTATATACTCCCATTGTATTGATTCTCTCAGCTTGAAAGCCTGAATAGGTTAGAAAGTGAATGATACATTTAGTGAGAGCATTGGCAGAGTTATCATTCCAATCAGATGCTGTAATGTATGGCATGGTAGGATGCTTAAGTGTGAGATAGTTAATCTCTAAGGCTTTGAGTAGTTGCTTGTTTTCTTTGTTCATTTTATATATTTAAAAATTACATACACAATTAAAATCATCATCTAAATCTAAATCTAATTTACCTGTTGTAGGTAATTCAGATAATTTTACTAAATCACTAATTGATTTATGACCTCTAAAAGATGTATTACCATATTTTTGCTCTTCTTTTTTAAACCAATCAATAAATCTAGTGCCAAATTTTATATTATCAATTAAATTATTATCAGACTTTTTCCAACATAATTCACAATTACCAAACTGCCCATGTAATTCTAATTTAAAAGATTCTTTTTGCCAATAATTATTCAAATCTATTTGAGAAATAGGAGTATAAAAATCAGTTAATAAAGGATATATTTTTTGTTTTTGTTCTTTAATTTCAGCCCATGAAATTCTTTTAGGCATATCTTCTTTTCTAAATCCTATAGCTATTTTATAATTATTTACTCCAAAAATCTCATCACATAATTTTTTAGCTGGAGTTGTTTTTAAATTTTCAGAGCAATAAGGTGCATCTTGATTTGGTAATCCTTTAAAAATTCCTTTGTTTTTATGTTCAATCATTTTAGAAAATG